TTAATCGATGTTTCTCTGGACATATTGATTGTTTAATGTATGCAAATGAAATGAATAAGTATCATTTCCTCCCAAAAAAGATGCAGTATGACTTTTTTATAAATATTCTGAGAGTTAAAAAGAGATTTTCTCCTTGGCTCCGTAAAGATACGATCAAAGATCTTGATTATGTGAAACGTTACTATGGTTATAGTAATGAGAAAGCAAAACAGGCTTTGAGGATTCTTACCAAAGAACAACTAACATTTATTAAATCGAAATTTGAAACTGGAGGAACAAAATGAGCGTCGTTCAAGAACCTATTGTAAATTGGACACCTGACCAAATGGTTGAGGTAATCCTAAATGAACCTGATGATTTTCTGAAAGTTCGTGAGACTTTGACACGCATCGGAGTTGCTTCACGCAAGGAAAAGAAAATCTATCAATCTTGTCATATTCTTCATAAGCAAGGTAGATACTATCTCGTGCATTTTAAAGAATTGTTTGCACTTGATGGAAAACATGCTAATCTTACGGTAAATGATGTTCAGCGTCGTAACCGTATCGCCCAACTTATCGCAGATTGGGGTCTGGTAGAAATCGTTGATGTTTCTAAGATTTCTGATATTGCACCACTCAATCAAATCAAAGTCCTTGCTTATAAGGACAAGGGGGATTGGATTTTGGAAACCAAGTATAATATTGGTGCAAAGAAGAAGCGGGTGGAAGAGGAAACCGAATAAGAAAGTGGGGAGAACAACACTCCTCATTTTTTATGTTCTCCGATATATACTAATGATGTTGCCTTCGGGGACATTATTAACTTACAGACGCTTTAAGGAGGTCTATCATGTTCGGAACAAGTTCGCTTACACTCTCAGTACCAGAAACTGCAAAGTATCTGATGGAGATTCAAAGAAATAGTATTGGAATGGATGAGTGGTTTAAAAGGTTTGATACTGCGTTTGAGACGCATACGAACTATCCACCATATAATCTAATCAAAGAAAGTAGTATTGACTTTAGATTAGAAATTGCACTTGCTGGATATAAAAAAGAAGATATTGAAGTCACTACGGAATGGAATAAATTATTTGTGGATGTAAAGAAGGTCGATGATACTGATGATGAATACCTACATCAGGGATTGGCAAAGAGAGCATTCACACGCACCTGGACTCTTTCTGATGATGTAGAAGTTAAAGATGTTTCTTATATCGATGGACTACTGACCGTCAAATTAAATAGAGTTATTCCAGAGCATCAGAAGAGAAAGGTTTATCAACTTAACTAAATAACATTGAGCTAACTATCGTTGTCGCAAGGAGGAAACTGGCAAAATCCAGTTGCACCTCCTCTTTTTTTGTGCTATACTGACTTGAGAGGAAACCTAAAAATGTCCGTAAAAATTGCTCTATTGAAATCTGGAGAATCAGTAATTGCTGATATAAAGGAATTGATTTCTGAAGAAAAGGTATGTGGTTATCTTTTTACGAATCCGCATAAGATGCAAGTTAACAATTCATTGTTCTTGACTGAACAACCAGTGGAATCTGAAGATAGTGTTGTTAGTATTACATTTTCTTCTTGGATTATGTTTACTAGTGATGATGAAATTCCGGTGCGTCCTGATTGGATTGTGACCATAGTTGAACCAATCAAAGCTCTTAAAAAAATGTATGAGGAAAAGGTAAATGGAAAAGCAAGTGAAGTGTCTTCTTCTGAAGATTGACACTGTATTGATTACTGAAATTGTTGAAGTTGGTTCTGAACTTGGTGAACCTGATTGTAGATTGATTAATCCCTATGAGTTTTTTAGTGAAGATGATCTTCGCCGTTGGAATACTGGGATTACTAATCAATCCGAATTTATGATTCATTCTGATAGTATTCTTACTATCGCAGATCCTACACCCGAAATTATTCAAAAGTATCTTGAACTAACTGCATAATGCGATTTTATACAAATGTCCAGATGGTCGGAGATCATTTCTTGGTTCGTGGTTATGAAAATGGAAAAAATTTCATGACTCGTGAGAAGTTTTATCCGACTCTTTTTGTTCCATCAAAAAAGAATACTCAATACCAAACATTAAATGGTGAATATGTCGATGCAGTTCAACCTGGAACTGTAAGGGAATGTAGAGATTTTATTAAAAAGTATGAAGGTATAGATGGATTTAATATTTCTGGAAATGATAGGTATATTTACCAATACATCTCGGAGATTTATCCAGAAGATGAGGTAAAGTTTGATATTAGTAAGATTAAAGTAACTACAATTGACATTGAAGTTGCTTCTGAAAATGGATTTCCTGACGTTGAAAGTTCTGCGGAAGAGGTATTATTAATCACTCTTCAAGACTATAATACAAAACAGATTAATACTTGGGGACTGGGTAAGTTTGATAATCAACAGAGTAATGTAAATTATCGTTCTTTTGATAATGAACATGATTTACTAAATGCATTTATTCACTGGTGGATGATCGAAGAGAATACTCCAGAAGTTATTACTGGTTGGAATAGTGAATTGTACGATATTCCATATCTGGTTCGTCGTATAGATCGTATTTTGGGTGAAAAACTCATGAAGCGTATGTCTCCATGGGGACTAGTAACTGAAAGTGAAACTTATATCTCTGGTCGTAAGCATATTTCTTATGATATTGGTGGAATAAGTCAACTTGATTATTTGAAACTCTATAAATGGTCTCCGGCAACTTCTAATCAGGAATCATATCGTTTAGATCATATTGCAACTGTTGAACTTGGGCAACAGAAGTTGGATCACAGTGAGTTTGATACCTTCAAAGATTTCTACACTAAAGGTTGGCAGAAATTTGTTGAGTATAATATTAAGGATGTGGAACTTGTTGACCGTTTGGAAGACAAGATGAAACTGATTCAACTTGCGATTACAATGGCATATGATGCAAAAGCAAACTATTCTGATGTATTTTCTCAAGTAAGAATGTGGGATACTATTATCTACAATTACTTAAAGAAGCGAAATATTGTAATTCCTCCAAATGTTAGATCTGATAAAGATTCTAAGTATGCTGGTGCTTATGTAAAGGAACCAATTCCTGGTGTTTATGATTGGGTGGTAAATTTCGATTTAAATTCCCTATACCCCCATCTGATTATGCAATACAACATAAGTCCTGAAACTTTGGTGGAAGAGAGACATCCTTCCGTAACTGTGGATAAGATCCTAAATCAAGAGATTGATTTTCAATCCTATGAAAATTATGCGGTTTGTGCGAATGGTGCAATGTTCCGTAAAGATGTTCGTGGATTTCTTCCAGAATTAATGGAAAAAATTTATAATGAGCGTGTAGTCTTTAAAAAGAAAATGATTACTGCAAAACAACAGTATGAGAAAAAGAAGACTAAGCAATTAGAGAAAGAGATTGCACGGTGCAATAATATTCAAATGGCACGGAAGATTCAACTTAATAGTGCTTATGGTGCTATTGGTAATCAATACTTTCGCTATTTTAAATTGGCAAATGCTGAGGCAATTACTCTTTCGGGGCAGGTTTCAATTCGTTGGATTGAGGAAAAAATTAATAAGTATTTAAATAGGATTCTTAAAACTGGTGGTGTAGATTATGTGATTGCTTCTGATACTGATTCCATCTACCTTAATATGGGACCTTTGGTTAAAACTGTATATGATGGAAAGGAGAAAACTACTGAAAGTATTGTCTCTTTTCTTGATAAGGTTGCTAAGGTAGAACTTGAAAAGTATATTGAAAGTTGTTACCAAGAATTGGCAGACTATGTGAATGCATATGATCAGAAGATGCAGATGAAGCGAGAGAATATTGCTGATCGTGGAATCTGGACTGCTAAAAAACGGTACATTTTGAATGTATGGGATAGTGAAGGTGTTCGTTATGATGAACCTAAACTGAAAATGATGGGAATTGAGGCAGTTAAATCTTCCACTCCCGCCCCTTGCCGTCAGATGATTAAGGATGGTTTAAAGATTATGATGAGTGGCACTGAAGATGAAGTTATTGATTACATTGATAAGTGTCGGTCTCAGTTTAAAAAACTTCCACCAGAACAGATTGCTTTTCCAAGAACTGCTTCTGATGTTCGTAAGTATCGTTCCCATTCTGACATTTATGTAAAAGGAACTCCGATTCATATTCGTGGAGCACTTCTCTTCAATCATTATATTAAGGAGAAGAACCTGACCAATAAATATTCACTTATTAATAATGGTGAAAAGATTAAATTTATCTATCTTAAAAAACCAAATATAATTAGAGAAAATATCATCTCATTTATTCAAGATTTTCCTACAGAACTTGGTCTTGACAAATACATTGATTATGAATTACAATTTGAAAAGAGTTTTCTTGATCCATTGAAATCAATTCTCGATTCAATTGGATGGAGAGTTGAAAAAACTATTAACCTTGATTCATTTTTCTCTTAATGGAACTACCTATCAGCGATAAAGAACTTGAGACTATTCTTAGTGCTCTAAGATTGGGGGGAGATACTTCACTGTATCAAAAATTATGGAGTTATAGAATGAATAATTTAAATAAAAATGCAGAAAAGGGGGATTAATTTATGGATTTTCTTAAGGATATTGTAAAAGAGATTGGTGGCGATTATACTCAACTTGCTTCCGAAATAGATGAGACCGAAACTTATGTGGATACGGGTTCGTACATTTTTAATGCTCTTGTCAGTGGGAGTATCTTTGGTGGGGTTTCTGGTAACAAAATTACTGCAATTGCGGGTGAAAGTAGCACTGGAAAAACTTTCTTTAGTTTGGCAGTGG